AGGCTTGGATGCTGACGCATTGCAAAGCACTACCAAGGCCGCTGTATCGGCCACGGTTAACGCAGCTCACCAGCACATTGAGATGATTGCCCGTATCTTTGCTGAAACAGGTCTGCGTAAGCTGTTTACTGGCGTTCTGAAATTGGTTATTGAAAACCAAGACCGCGCACGGATGATCCGTCTGCGAAACACCTTTGTTCCAATTGACCCACGTTCATGGGATGCCAACATGGATGTCATCGTGAATGTCGGTGTTGGAGAGGGAACAATTGAAGACCGCATTAATATTCTGAACCAAGTAGCAATGCGTCAGGAAATGCTGATCAAAGAAACTGGTCCTAATAACCCTGTTGTTTCTGTACAACAGTACACAAACACATTGGCCAAGATGTTGCAGTTGGCTGGGATCAAAGACACGCAGAATTACTTTAATCAGTTACCTGCTGACTTCCAAATGCCAGAGCCTCCTGCTCCTAAACCAACTCCAGAAGAAGTATTGGCTCAAGTCCAGGCGCAATCTATTCAGGCTGATATTCAGAAGAAGGCTGCTGAATTGCAATTGGATCGTGAAAAAATGATCTTGTCTGATGACCGTGACAGGGATCGTATTGAGCAAGATGGCATTTTGAAAAGATATGAGTTAGAATTGAAATATGGGGTACAAATTCAAAGTGCAGAAATAAATGCTGCCATGAATAAGGACCGAGAGTTAATCCGTCAACAGGCTGCAATGAGTCAAGTTCCTCAACCAACTCAACAGCCCCAACCTATGATGTGACATGGATGATTTAGAAATTAACCTCGCAAGAGGTGACAGAGCAAAACTTCTATTAGAGGATGATCTTTTAATAGAAATGCTGAAAAAGATTGAAGACGATTGTTACCGTGAAATTCGGGCCTCCAAGTTAATGGAGAATCCGATTCGAGAGCAAGCATATTTGCTTTTGACTACGGTAGATATTCTGCGATCTAAGCTGCGTTCTGTTATGGATACAGGCAAGATGGCAGAAGTTGCGTTGGTAAGACAGCGTGGCCGTCCCCGCAAAAGTCCAGAATTTTAACTAAGAGGTAGATATGTCCGATAACGCACAAGCAGTCGGTTCGATTACAGTAAACCAAGCAGCGCAGAGCTTTGCATCCATGCTAGACAGCCAAGAGGGTGTTGACACTGGTGCAGAGATGCAACCGGAGGAAGAGCAATCTGAATCCGAGTCTGAAGAAGTGGAATCTACGGAGCCGCAAGAAGAAGTAGAGGAAGCTTCTGAGGAAGTAGAAGGCGAAGACGAAGAGTCTGAAGAATCAGCCCCCAAGGATGAGAAATTTGTTGTCAAGGTTGACGGCAAAGAAATCGAAGTCCCGAAGGAAGAGCTGATCCGAGGTTATCAACGTGAAGCTGACTACACACGGAAAACGCAGAAACTAGCAGAAGAGCGCAAATTTGTGGAGTCTGAGTTTCAGCAAGTACGTGGTGAGCGTGAACAATACGCTCAGATTTTGGGGCAATTACAGCAAAAATTGCAGGAGTTTGAACCAGCAGAGCCTGATTGGAACCGCTTAGAAGTTGAAGACCCGACTGAATATGCCCGTCAATGGACATCACATCAGCGCCGTCTTCAACAGAAAAATGCGGTTTTCTCAGAGCAAATGCGGGTTCAGCAAATGCAACAAGCTGAAGCACAGAAGCAGATCCAATCTGTCTTAGCACAAGAAGTTGTTACTTTGAAAGAGAAAATTCCAGAATGGAAATCTCCAGAGAAGGCTAAAGCAGAAGGCAAAGCTTTGCTGGAATACGGTCAGAGCATTGGCTTTTCCGAGCAGGAACTGAATGGTATTTCTGATTCACGGGCATTGCTTGCACTCCATAAGGCGTGGAAGTATGACCAGATGATGAGTAAACGTCCAGAACTCCAAGCGAAGATTAAAAAAGCTCCACGCATGGCAACTCCAGGTTCAGCAGGTAGCGTGAGTTCCAAGTCTGGTGATATCAATAACGCAAAAAAACGTCTTGCACAGACCGGAAGCGTCAGAGATGCCGCATCCCTTTTCGAAAAGTTTTTTTAAGGAATTATCATGGCCGCAGTGACCAACACCTATACCCGATATGATGCCAAAGGCATTCGGGAAGATCTTTCAAACGTCATCTATCAGATCTCGCCGGAAGAAACTCCATTCATGAGTAACATTGGCCGTGAGAACGTGTCCAATACATTCTATGAGTGGCAGACTGATGATTTGGCATCCGCAGTAACGACCAACGCCCAAATTGAAGGCGATGACGTTACATCGTTCACAGCAGTGACTCCTACAGTTCGTTTGGGTAACTACACCCAGATCAGCCGTAAAGATGTCATCATTGCTGGCACTCTGGAAGCCGTTGATAAAGCAGGTCGCCGCAGCGAACTGAGCTATCAAATGGCCAAAAAATCCGCTGAAATTAAGCGCGATATGGAGTCCACAATGCTGGCTAACCAAGCCGCTTCTGCTGGTTCTACCTCTGCTGCTCGTACATCCGCTGGTTTGCTGGCCTTCTTGAAGACCAACACCAACGAAGGTACAGGCGGTGCTGACCCAACCTACACAACCATTCCTACTGATGACCGCACAGATGCCACCGCTGGTGACCTGCGTTCGTTCAGCGAAGTGTTGCTGAAGGATGTGATCCAGAAGGTCTGGACACAAGGCGGCAACCCATCCATCGTTATGGCTGGTCCTGTTAACAAACAGAACCTGTCTAAGATGGCTGGCATTGCTGGTCAGCGTTTCAATGCTACTGGCGCAAAGCCATCTACCATCATCGGCGCTGCTGACATCTACGTCAGCGATTTCGGTAATGTGAGCATTGTTGCTAACCGCTTCCAACGTGAACGCGATGTGTTCGTGCTTGATCCAGAATACGCAAGCGTTGCTTATCTGCGTCCTTTCCAGACAGTCGAGCTGGCCAAAACAGGCGATGCTGAGAAGCGTATGCTGTTGGTCGAGTGGGGCTTGAAAGTGAAGAACGAGAAAGCCCACGGCGCTGTTTATGACCTGAACAGCACAATTCAGTAAAACTGAATAAAAGGGGGGAGGCAAAAAACCTCTCCCCTTTTTTTATCCTATTACGACCATGACATCTAAACTTTTTGACTTTGATCCCTTGATGGGAACAAAAAAAATGTGGCATTACGATGATGCTACGGATGAGGCAGTGATTGAAACAATCATTGATGTATCAGGCGTTGTTGCTGACAACCAACAGAAATTCAATTCATTTGATGAAAAGGCCAATTGGAAAGGCGATATGCACCATGTTGCATCAATTCCTATGGCACTCTACTATCAAATGAAAGCAGAGGGGAAACTTGATGATCAAGCTTACATGAAGCGTTGGCTCAACGACCCCGACAACCGAGCATTTCGCACACGACCTGGAGAAGTTTAATGGACAGTAAGACCATTGGGGTTTTAATCCCAACACGGGACTTTGTTAACGCTGGATTTGCATACGATCTTGCACGGTTAGTTGGTTACACAGTTGGTACATCTCACCATAAGGTGGTTTTGTACACAAGTTCTGGAACATTGCTGTCAGCACAGCGTCAGGATTTGGCTAAATCAGCTATTGAAGCTGGTTGCACCCATACCTTGTGGCTTGACAGTGATATGCGGTTTCCAAAAGACACGATTATTCGTCTTTTGAAGCATGACACTGGTATTGTTTGCGCTAACTACGCCAAGCGCAGATTCCCAACAGAACCTATTGCTGTACGAAAAAATGGTTCTGATGAGGATGCAAAAACGATTCAGAGGGTATATACTGAGGAACATTCAACCGGATTGGTTGATGTAGATTACTGCGGCATGGGCGTAATGCTTGTCAAAGCCGAGGTCTACAAGACAATGGAATATCCTTGGTTTGCTATCCCTTGGGTTCCAAACGCACAAGACTACATGGGTGAAGATGTTTGGTTTTGTCGCAGGGCTGCTGAAAACGGCACAAAAACTTACATTGACCAAGACCTTTCAAAAGAGGTCAACCACATTGGTTCGTTTGAATTCAAGCATGAACACACATTAGCGTGTAGGGATGTAGAAAATGGCACTTGATACTTATGCTGGGCTAAAGGCAACAATAGCGGATTATCTCAACCGGGATGATCTGACTTCTGTCATTCCAAGCTTTATTGCCATTGCTGAAGCAAAGTTCAACCGCAAGGTCCGTACTCGGCAA